TGACAGCAGACGAAATAGAGTATGTTACTGTAGAAGGGATGTTGAAATTTGATGAAATATTTAGATGGGCAACAATGATTATCGAATTCTACTTTGGAGCGCAACTAGCAAAAGGTAGGTAAAAATGAAAAGGGCGGTAGTTATACCCGACCAACACTTTCCGATACATGATGAGAAAGCGGTCAAAGTTGTACTAAAAGCAATAGAAGAGATTAAACCAGACATATTTATTAATCTGGGTGATGTTGGAGAATGGAATTCTGTATCGGGGCATAGGTATAAACGACAGAAAAGACCACCACTAGAGTACCAGTTACCAGAAATAGATAAGGAAGTTAAAGCTGTTAATAAACAAATAGACAGGTTTGACAAGGTGTTAGACAAGGTTAAATGCAATACTCGACATATTCTTGCAGGTAATCATGATGAGTGGCTAGATGCTTTTGTATTAGAAAACCCATACCTTGAACAGTATTTATTTAGAAATGCTTGTAAATGGGATGACAGAGGTTATGAGTATCGTAAGTACAATGAGGTTTTAACTATTGGTAAATTGTCTTTTGTACATGGTGCGTATACAACAACTACTCATGCTAAGACACATTTAGAAAGATATGGTACAAACATTATGTACGGACACACACATGATGTTTCTAGGTTTTCATCAACAAGATTATTAGATGGAAATATAAGTGCTTGGTCAATGGGTTGTTTAAAAGATATGTCAGCAGAAAACAACACATGGTTAAAAGGCAGACTACATAACTGGAATCACGCTTTTGGTATTGTAACTTTTTTTGACAATGGAAATTTTCAAGTTGAAGTAGTGGATATAGTAGATGGTAGATGTTCAGTATGGGGAAAAATAATTAAAGGATAGTATATGACATATAGAGAATTAATAAATCAAGTACTAATTAGACTTAGAGAAGATATTATATCTAGTGATTGGTCTGGTGCAATAAATGATTCTAACACAATATCAACATATCAAAAAACTATTGGTGCATTAATTAACGATAGTAAAAAAAGTATTGAAGGTTATCATGATTGGCTAAATCTTAGAGAAACAGTAGATATTACTACAGTAGCAGGTACTAAAAATTACAACCTAAGTTCTGGTCAGGAAATAAAAATTATTGATGTTGTAAATAATAATACTGGTATACATTTAAATCAAGCTAGTAGAAATTATATTAATACAGTTAAATACCCTACAGATGAAACAGGTGAACCATTGTATTACGCATTTAATGGTAGTGATAGTTCTAATAATTTAAAAGTAGATTTATCACCAGTACCTACAGAAGCACATACATTGTCTTTTGATATTGTTAAGCCACAAGATGATTTAACTTTAGCAGCTACAGTATTAAAAATACCAAGTAAACCTGTAATACTAGGTGCATGGGCTAGAGCAATATCTGAGCGTGGTGAAGATGGTGGTACACAATCTAGTCTTATGGCACAAGAAGCTAATGATGCTATTAAACAAGCAATTATGTTAGATAGTGGCAATACACAATATGAATCAGATTGGTATGTAAACGAAAATTATTCTCATGGAACAGTAAATTTTAGATAATGGCTAAAAATTTAGAATATTTACCTTTAGATAATTTTGGTGTAAATGGATTAAATACACAAAGTAATCCATCTACATTAGACCCATCATATCTCACAACTGCAGATAATATAGTAATGAGAGAGTCGGGTAGAATATCTTTTAGAAAAGGTTTAAAACAAAAAGTAGTTCCTACTGGTACAGCTATAGGTTCTATGGTGGAGCATAATGATTCTGGAACAAATAAAATATTTGCTAGTTATGGCACTTCTATTTACACAGTGGATTTTACAACTCCTAATGCTGCCTTTCCTAGTAGTGGTGCTGATGTTAAGCATACTGTTGCTAATAGCACAGGTAATTGGCAATTTATTAATTTTAATAAAAGATTACATTGTTTACACACAGGAGTAGTGCCACAAAAATATGATGGTGCACAAAGTTCTGGCTCAAGATGGGCAGCACATGCAACTAACCCTTCGTCTATAAGTACGCTATTTGACCCTAGTTGTGGTATGGGTGCATACGGAAAGTTGTGGGTAGGAGGAGTTACAGAAGCCCCAGATGTTGTTTTTTATTCTAATTTATTAGATGGTGATGATTGGCATAGTGGAAGCGCAGGATTTATTGATTTAAAAACAGTATGGGGAAATGACGAAATTGTAGCGATTGCACCTTTTTATGGACAATTAGTTATATTTGGTAAAAACAATATTGTGTTATATGATGGCCCAGAGTCGGGTGGAACACTAGCACTTAATGAAGTTATACGAGGAGTAGGATGTGTAGCTAGAGATAGTGTTCAATCTATTGCTGATGATTTAGTTTTTTTATCAGAAACAGGATTAAGGTCATTAGCTCGTACAACAGAAAAAGATAAATTACCTTTGCAAGATTTATCTTTAGCTATTAAAGACACATTAATTAGAAATATAGCTTTAAGTACAAATGTTAAATCAATATATTTAGAAAATGAAGGCATATATCTTATGACTTTTACTGATAAAAATATTACATATGTATTTGATTTTAAACATGCTACACCTGCAGGAACACCTCGAGTAACAACATGGACTTTTGATAATGACCGAGAACCTTCTTGTATGATACAGTCTGTATTGTATGCAGGATTAGTAGCAGGGCAAAAAGATGGTGGCATAGCAGGTTATGAAGGATATTTTGATACAGATTTAGCTTGGGTTAGTTCGGCAGCTAGTTATACTAATGCTGCTATCAATGCTGATATATCTAGTATATGGATTAGAATGGGCGAAAGAGTTTCCGCTTCTTTATTAAAAAGAATGGTTTTAATTTTAGAAGGTGGTAGTGGTGCAACATTAGGATTAAGATGGTACAAAGATTACAGTATGAATTCATCTGCAACAACTGAAATTGCATTACAACCCGCTACAACTGGTACAACAGCCTTATGGGGAGCATCTACATCATTGTATGGTACTTCTAAATTTACACCTATATATGGTTTGCAAGAATACACTACACCATTGGCAGGTAGTGCAAAATATTTAAAATTAAATTTATCTATTTTAAGTAATGGATATGATACTTCGATTCAAGATTTGGCAATAATTTCTAAACAAGGAAAAATAAGATGAGTAATTATACTATAGCAGTCAATTGGTCAGGAAAAGATGCTCTCTCAGATAGTGATGCTGCGAAAGTAATATCTGGCTCTGACTTTAATACTGAATTTACAACAATAAGAACAGCAGTTAATTCTAAAGCTGATACCAATGGTGATAGCGGAGAAGATTTTGCTGCAAATAACGCAACAGTAGCAGGTACTTTAAATGTTACTGGAGTACCTACAATACCTACTGCTTCCGCAGGAACAAATACAACACAAGCAGCAAGTACAGCTTTTGTTACAGCAGCAGTTGCAGCAATTGACCAAGCTACAATTAATGCACACGTTTATCCAGTAGGTTCGATATACACATCAGTAGTAGCTACTAACCCTGCTACATTACTTGGAGTTGGTACTTGGGCAGCTTTTGGAGCAGGTAAAGTAATGGTAGGTATTGACTCTGGTGATACAGACTTTGATACTGTAGAAGAAACAGGTGGTGCTAAAACTGATAGTCATACACTTACAACTTCTGAAATACCAAGTCACACACATACACTTCAAGGTATTAGAACTGATGATGGTTCAGGTTCCGTTAGTGGAATTTCTAGCCTATACCAAAACTACAAAGCACAAAGCACTCAACAAACAGCATCAACAGGTGGTGGTGGAGCACACACCCACGACATCGTACAACCATATATCGTAGTATATATGTGGAAACGCACAGCATAGGAGAATAAAATGGCAGTAACAACAGCTTATGGATTATATACACCAGAAGGTTATGGTGCAGCTTATGCTGACCAACAGCGTAGAGCATATCAAGGTACAGCAGGTAGACAAAATTTAGGTGTAAGCAACCAAGAATATAAAAAAGCAACTGGCAAAGGAAAAACTGGCGGTTTAAATTTTAATCCTGCAGGTTTAATGAGAAGTAGAAATGCAGATTATGCAAGAGAAGATTATGAGCGTCAATTAGCTTTGATGGATAAAATTGCAGAAATGTCTGCAGGTTATTCTACTGACAATACTCTTGGTACTACTGATATAGACTATGAAAATAAGATGATAACTGAGAAGTTATCACCAGAGTTACAAGCAGAATATGACGCATTGATTGCTCGTAGTAAACAGCAAAGAGAAAGAGCAGCAGCTATGGGAGATGACCCATATGAAATGCAACAGTATCTTTACAATCAAAACCTCGCATTAAAATTAGATGAGCAAGATGCTTTGCGTGATGATACTATGGCACAGTTACAAGCTAAAGGAATGTTAGGCTCTACTGGTGGTTCTGGAATATTAGCAGGTGTTGAAGAGTCTATATTAAGGTCTAACGCTATGGACTTTAATGACGCTATGGCACAATCACAAGCTATGTTTGACATGGAAAGAAAACGAGGTCAAGAAGATTTAAGTACAGCAGTTGCATTAGGAACAAAACAAATACCATATATTACAGCAGGTA